CGTACCTGTTCACGGGTCTCATTGAGCTTGGTTTCCCAGGCCTCATTGATCTCCTTTCCCATTTCTTCGGTGATCAGGTTGCTATCAAGCAGTGGTTTTATTGCGTCAAACATGCTTGGTTTCTCCTTAGATTTTGAGATCCCGCAATGCAGGATCTCTACCTTCCATGCAAACAATTTCTTGTTTTGCATTAACTTTAGCCAACTTGTTAGCTAATTTAGTTGCTTTAATTTTGGCTATTGTTTCTGACGTTGGTTTGTATTTCTTGTTAGCCAACGATAATTTTATGCGTGTCTCGATCGAAGGGGACTTTGCGGACAACCCTTTCTTTGGACTTAGACGACCTTTCATTGCCGCTGACATTTTTTGTTTGGTTTCTTCGGTATGAGGTCGGCGTTTGATCCCAATATGTGCAATAGAAATATTGGCTCTTGCGGAGTCTGATCTTCTTTTGCCTTTTCCTGCAGCTGACATTTTTTTCCGAGAAGACTCGCTGTGTTTACGACCAAACATTGGATTATTTGACCCACAGTTATCTAAAAATTTCAAGCCATCTGCATTGCTTTTATTGTAACTCTGAGGATCACGTCTTGCATCCACTGATTGCAAAAAGGCTCTTTCCAACCATCGAATATAGTCAGGTAAACCAATTGCTAATATCTTTCTTGTCCAGTCAGATGGATTTTCTTTGATCATACTTTTTACCATCTTACTGGAACAAATGTATCCATCGGTAGGATGACAGCCTTTTGCAGAACGCGAACCCACATACCACTTATTGGTCGAAGATTCACACCATTCATACAAAAATGCTCTGGTCATTTTATACGCAATTCCTGAATCAACCGCTTTACTTCTTGTGACAGGTATTTCTGTACCTTGTCACCTTCGCCCGCTTCACGGGCAATTTCAAAGATACGATGACCGTTACGCATGTTCATGAGACCTTCGTATATCGCTGTGGGATATGCGTTAGGAGCAGATGGTTGGGCAACAACGTCTATTGTTACAATCTCAAAGTCACTAACGTGTCCTGTTCTGTCATCCACGTTGCCGCTACCGCGGCTGCTGACACCTAGTTTCACACCTGAAGTGAGCAGGGTCTTGATCAGCTCACCCATGGGTGTGGGCAGAATCTTGAGTTTGCCACAACCAGCATTTCCGTCCATCCACATGCCTTCCACCGTGTGACACACACGATCCAGGTTGATCTTGAGATCATCGGGATGGTCCACTTCACCTAGCACAGAGTGCCCGTTGCGGATCTGCTCGTTGATGGTTTCTACCGCTTTGTGGATTTCTCCACGCGGGTAGATTCGCTCATTGGCGTTGCGCTTTTCGCCTTCGATGCACACGCCTTTGAGGTAGAGATTCTTGCCCTTACCACCCGCATCGTCCTCGGTTATGACTTCGATGCGGGCCTGGTTGAACGTGAGATTTTCTCTGAGGTATCGGGATGACATCCGCTATTAGCCTTTGCGTCCGCCGGGCAAAGGGCTCTTGGTATTGACACCCGATGCTTGGCTGGTCACTGGTTTGGGAGCGGCCTTCTGGTCCTTCATGCCGGCACCGGCCTTGTTCTGGAAGTCCGAGATCATGTCCTTGGCGTCCGGGGCTTTGCGACCCTTTTCTTCCGCGGTATCGGTCTTGACCGGCTTGCTGGCCATACCAGCTGCGCCGCTGTTGGCAGCGACCACGCTTTTCTTGTTCACACCACCTTCTTCCGAAGTGGTAGGTTTGGGAGCGGCTTTGAGGCTGATTGCTTCGGCCATGGGTTCCATTTCCTCGGTGTCGTCCATCTCAATGGCGTCACCACCTTCATCGGCGCCCATGTCATCGCCGTCGCCCATGTCATCGCTGCCCATCAGCTGCTCAAACTCAGCCATGAGTTCGTCCAGCTTGGTTTCAAGATCCATGATGTCATCTTTGGTTGCAGGCTCGCTGCCACCTTCGTCGCTGACGTCGGCATCAACTTCCAGCTCTTCGTCGCCTTCCATGTTGATGTCGCTTTGTTCTTCCATCTCGACTTCGTCGATCAGGTCGTCGGCTGCATCACCACCCATGGCGCCTTCTTCCACTTCTTCTTCGGCGGCTTCGTCCAGCTCTTCTTCTTCGGCAGCTTCGTCCAGTTCTTCTTCAGCGGCCTCGTCCAGCTCTTCTTCCTCTTCCTCTTTTTTGGCTTCGTCTAGCTCTTCTTCAGCTTCTTCAACCATGAGGTTTTCGTAGATCTGGCGGCTTTTCTCAACAACGATCTCGTGGAACAGCTCACGAGCTTTGGCTTCCTCGTCATTGATCACGTATTCGATCAATTGTTCAAAACGGTTCATAGGGGGCTACTCCTTGTAGGTAAAGTGTAGTGTTATTTACAAACAGGAGGAAAAAACGGGTGTTTTACCGCGAAAAAAACGCCAATTTAGACCGCAGGCGCGGCCGGGGCAGGGGCATACTGAGTGCGGATCTTGGCCAATTTATCTTTGTATTCCACGGCGCGCACATCATTCATGCGGCGCAGTTTGTTCAACTGACGCAGAGTCAGGCGTGTTTTGCGCAGGTCTTTGGCCGTGGTCTGGCTGTTGTCCTGGGACAGATCTTGGTAGGCCTGGGGCTCTTGTTGCCAGATTTCAAAAAGGTTCATGGGGTATTTATACACCCGGGGCAGGAGGTGTGGCCGAGGCCGGCAGCACCCCGCCAGGTGCTCCGCCAGGTGCTCCGCCAGGTGCCTCGGGCGCTCCCGGGGGCGCTGCTCCTTCGGGAGGCGCTGCCACGGCGGCTGCATTGCCTAGATCGCTTTCAATGCCACCCGGTGTCACACCCACAGCACGCAGTCCGGCCTGGGCCTGGGTGGACATTTCAGGTTGATCGCGTTCTTCGCGCCAGAGCTCTTCATTGCGCTGGATCTCTGCTTCGGACATGCCCAGGAAACGCTCCATAAGGAAACGTTTGCTCATGTAGGGCAGGGGTTCCAGCTGCATGAACGAACTAATACGGCTGGTATCCAGCTCGCCCTGTCGGTAGCTGGCAAAGTTCTGTGGTTCGCAAAAACGGAGATTGAACAGACCCGAGTCAATGTTGAACCCGCGCCACTTGAGAAACATCTTGAATTCGTCATCCAGTGTCTGGCCCACAATGTTCTGCAGGCGCTCGCAATACTTGTTGAAGCGGTACTCTTGTATCAGGGCCGTGCCCACTTTACCGTCGGTAAACGCCCGGTCTGAATCATCGGGACCGGTGGGCAGATAGCTTGAAGGCACACGCAGTCCACGAGCCATCTTGTTGTTGAAATATTTGAGATCGTCAATCTCGCCCAGGTTCTGTCCGCCCTGCAGGGTATCCACGCTGCTACCGCGGCCATCTGCGCTCTGTGGAAAGAAGTAGTCTTCGTTGATGCTGAGTGGATTGTAGCTGGCATCCATCATGTTGGCGCCGCCACCGGTCACTGTGGGAATACGACGCTGATGCATCTCGTTTTTCACTCGCTCCACAAACTGCATGGCCAGGTGCGTGGGCATGTTGCCCACGTCAATCTTGAAGATACGGCGTTCTGGAGCACGACTCACACGATAGATCAGCACAGCATCTTCTAACAGTTCTTTCTGTTTGAACACCTTGTAGATCTGTTCCAAGACCGAACGTCCAAAGGGCCAGAACACATCCAGGCCTTCGTTGAGACTGAGGTGCACCACGTGCTTGGCATCAATACAGGTCTCGTTCATGGCAGTCATGAAGCGGCTGTTGCCCACGCCGCCACCCACGCCACCGTTGGGCATGGTGTAGTTGGCCGATCCTGATATGGTTCCGGTCACAGGATTGGTCATATAGTCCGTGGTGGTCTTTTGCGCTATGCTCAGGCTCTGGAAGTTGGGGTTGATGTCCCGGACCACGTACTGCTCAGGTCTCTTGCCTTCTGACTCGTTCACGATGATGCGCATGACCTTGCTGGAGTCCACCCACATCATTTCAAAGGTTTCAGGATCACGCACAAACACCTGGTCACCGTACTTGAGCGTGTTGCGGAACAGTTTGAAGATCCTCTGGTCCAGTCGATTGAGCTTGCACCACTGCTGTAGCTGTTTGGTTATGATCTTGACTTCGTTGTCTGTGGGCTGATCTTTGTAGTCTATGTCAAAGGGTGTGCCATTGTCTGCGTTGAGCTGTGTGCTGAACTCAGCGATGATGTCCAGGCAGGCATTGATCTCTGAATCCAGATCCATGTTTTCATACTGGTTGTAGCGTTCGATACGATTGGGGTGTCCCGAATACACTTCAGGCAGGCGGCTGGCATAGTTCCGGAAGGTAAAGTCCTGATAGCCTGTGCCTTCTTCGTCGCGGCCGTAGCCCGGCAACCCAAACTGATTGCGGCCCGATATGGGACTCTGGATGCCCGATGTGTCTGCTACCCGAAAATACTTGCGCCAACCTTTTTTGTTTTCAGCCATGGTCAGTTATTTACCGTCAGTTCTGCGCATAGCGGGCAGATTTTTCTGTGGCCGATGCGGTGTTCTTGCTGCTGTCTGCTATGCGCTGCAAGAGATCGCCGTGTGCCTGCGCATGCTCCAGCAGTTGCTCCATGAGGCCGTTGAGAGTGACCATGGTCTGGCCTATGGTACTGTCCGCAGTGATCTGCACCGGTACTGACAGATTTTTGAGAGGAACGATGGCTTCGGTGCCGTGCATGGTGACACTGGGCTGATAGCCCGACTGTGGTCCAGTGAGTACGGCACCGTCTGCGGCCGATACCTGCACATGAGGAGGATCAAATGACAGGAATGGGCGACGTAGTCCATGCTTGGCTAAAATTTGATCAATTGCTGTCTGTTGAGGTCCAACGCCTTCTGCTGAAATATCCAGTGCTTGTCCTGCATGGGACTGTTTTCTGCCCGATCCTGGTACAACAAACTCCTGGCCTCTATAGGTAATTTTTGTTTCTGATTCAGGCAAGGCCGGAGTAAAAATACCAGGTTCTCGGAACTTGTTGGCCCGAACCCATAATTCGGCCTGCTTTTCATTTCCCCTATATCCTGAATTTATTGAGATAGGTTTACCCCATTCTTCAGCAAACGCAGTAAATCTTGACAGCAGGTCCTGATTGACTCCCGAAAGTTGTGCCGTTGATTGAACAGTAACATTCTTTGGCATTTCTGTTGTGGCAGATTTCTTTGGTTGAGTTTCGTCTGGGCGTGCAGGAACCCCGCTGGCAGGCGCTGTTCCGGGTGCCGATGCTGCCCCTCCGGGTGCCGATACTGCACCTCCGGGTGCCGATGTTGCACCTCCGGGTGCCGATGTTGCACCTCCGGGTGCCGATGTTGCACCTCCAGGTGCCGATGCTTCCCCTTGCACTTTCTTTAGCTTTTCTTCCAAGAGTTTAGCTCTTCCCCATGCCGACTTTGCTCTTGCTTCGTTGCCTAATTTGTCCCAACGATCGCCGTCGTCGTTGGCCTTCTTGATTTGCTTTTCGAGCTCCCGTTGCGTCTTCTGATGCCAGTATTGTTTTTGCGAGGCCTGTTGTGCTTCGTTTGCCTTGACCCGAGCATCTTTTTCGGCTTCTTTCTGCAGTTCGATCTGTGTTTTTACAGCCTCTTCTTGTTTTTTGATCTGGTCATCTAGGCCTTGTTCGCCCCGGGCCTGGCGTCGTCGTAGATCCGTTAGAGACTTTTCTGCGTCTTGTGTTTTTTTCTTTTCTTGCTGCATCCGGTCGGTGGCTGCGCCTGCTACCTCGGCTTCTTTGGGTTCGGTAGTTGCCTGTTGTTTTTTTCCGGAGATATAACCCAGCGCGATCGCGGCCGCCTCGGCTTCGTCGGCCAGTTTCTTCATGGTTTTTGCGCCTTCTTCCAGCGCGGGTATCATCATCTTTTGCATAACATCAGCATGTTTGATGTTGTTGTCCTGCTGTTCTTTGAGAATTTTAGACGCGGCCT